GCCGCGGGCGAGCGCGGCCGGCGCCTGGAACTGCCCGGTCAGCTCCTTGATGGTGAAGCTCAAATCCAGCTGCACCTCCTGCAGCGTGCCGAACTGCGCCGGCGTCGCCGTCGCCGTGTCGGTGCGTAGCGCGATCAACGCGCCTACGCCGAATGCATATTGGGTCATGCTCAAATCTCCTTGATCGCCGAAATGGCGGCGCTGAGCGCACCCAGCGCCGAGCGCAGATGGTTATAGGCCTCGACCGACTTGGCGACCGGCGATCCGGCGATGTGGTCGTTGAACCAGCGGTCGATGGCGGCCTCGATCGCGGGCACGGCGGGAAGGCCGGCGGCGGCCGGCTGAACAGATTCGGTCATGATGTCTCCTTACGGGGTTAGGATATCCACGGGCACGACGGCGTAGGCATATTCGCCCAGCAGCCCTTCGTCGGTTTCGATGCGGCCGTTGATGGTGACGCGCCGCGCCAGCCCGCCCAGCGTCAGCACGCGGGCGGGATCGCCGGCGCCGAACGATTGTTCGATCGCATCCAGCATCGGGTTCAGCAGCGACGAGGTCGCAAAGCTCTTGTCGCCGGAATGGACATAGAGGACGAGGTCGAGATGCATCACCCGCTTCAGCGGCTGCATCCCGCTCCATTCGACCGTCTCGCCCTTATAGATCTGGAACAGAGCCGGGCAGTTGCCGGCGCCGACATCCTGCGGCGACTTCAGCCGCCGGCTGGCGATCTTGATGTCGGCCAAGCCGCAGTCAGTGCCGGTCAGATGGGCGAACAGGGCCGCCTGGATCGCTTCGCGACTCATGACAGCGCCTCCGCGACGGCCCTATCGATGCCGCCGAAGATCTCCGCCGACAGGTCGGCCAGCGCCCCGCGCAGATAGGAATGGGCGGGGTAATCGACCTGCCGTGTGTAGGCCCGCACCCGCGCCTCCACCGGTCGGATCGGTTTGCCGAAGGCTTGGGCCTGCAGGCGCAGATGGGCGCGCACGCTCTCGCCGCCGCTGAAGCCATATTCCTGGAACGCGGCATAGGGCGCGCTGACGGTGACGGTCGCCACGATCCCGCCGCCTTGGGCCAGCCCCGCCGCCAGCGAGGCGCGCAGCGTGCCGGTCCGCGCATTCAGGATGCCGCCCGATAGGTTGGCGTCGACGCGGTCGCGCAGCCGGGCGACGAGATCGGCGGCGGCCCCGCGCAACGCGCCGTCCGCTTTGTCGCGCAGGGCGGCAAGCCCGGCCATCGCGGCGTCCGCGTTCAATGTCGCGCCGATCATGCCAGGTTCACCCGCGTATAGCGGGCGATGACGCTGGCGACGAAGGGGCTGACATCGCGCTGTGTATAGGATGTCGTCGCCATCCCTCCGATGCTCTCGGTGACCTTGCCCAGCCGGTCGCGGCCGCGATAGCGCAGGCCCACCAGCTCCATCACCGCCTCGGCGACATCGGCCGGCGCGGTCGGGTAGCCGGCGGTATAGGTCACCGCGACATTGACCAGCCCGCGCGCGAACCAATGGCCGAACAGCAGCACGATATTGCCGTTCAGCCGCCATCCCGGTTCACCCGGCGCCATGGCTTGCGGCACGACCGCCTCGTCGATGCTCAGCGAGGTAACTCCCATCACCGGTGTCTGCCGCAGATAGAGCCGCCCATTGCCTTTGCCGTCATAGAACTCACTGTAGCTATGCGCGAGGATCGGCCGTGCGCAGGCGGTGACGAAAAACGTGCTGGCCGCCGAAATCAGCCGGCTCAACACGGCATCGTCATTGGATTGCAGATCGCCGCCCAGATAGGCTTTGACGTCCGCCAGGGACACGAGATCGCCTTGGGCCATGCGGGCCTCCGTGGATTGGAAATTATACGATATGGCGTATATTTGTGGATTATACGGTTATCCGTATAAAGCAGATATATACGCTATTCCGTATATTGCTATTTTATACGGATAACCGTATATATAGGCGGAAAGGAGTATCCAGTTTGGAACAGCTCGCCCGCAGCATCGACCAGATCGGCAACGCCGTCCGCCGGCGCCGTAAATTATTGAAGCTTTCCCAGCATCAGCTTTGCGAGCGCACCGGCTTGCGCCAGGCGACCATCTCCGAGCTCGAGGCCGGCGACAGCAATGCAAGGCTGAGCACGCTATTCGCCGTGCTGGCCGCCCTCGATCTCGAATTGGTTGTCCGTGACCGCACGGTTGGACCGAAAATCGAAGATATTTTCTGATGGCGAGGAAACGCCATGCCCTGACCGTTTGGATGAACAACCGAAAGGTCGGCCGGTTGTCGCGGGAGACAAACGGCGCCATCGATTTTCAGTACGATCCAACGTGGCTCGCGTGGCAGAACACGATGCCGGTATCGCTATCGATGCCGCTACGTGAGGAGCGTTACTCCGGCGAATTGGTCGGCACGGTCTTCGATAATCTTTTACCCGACAATATCGATATCCGGCGTCATGTTGCCGAGCGGATGGGCGCGGAAGGGACCGACGCCTTCAACCTGCTGGCCGCCATCGGCCGCGACTGCGTCGGCGCACTCCAGTTCGTTCCCGAGAACGCCGAACCCGGCGACGCCACGGCAGTCGACGGCCATCCGATCTCCGACAAAGACATCGAGGCGATCATTCGCAATCTCGGTCGCGCGCCGCTGGGTACCGGCGTAGAAACCGAGTTCCGTGTCTCGATCGCCGGCGTGCAGGAAAAGACCGCGCTGCTCTGGCGCAATGGCCGCTGGGAGGTTCCGCAGGGCGCGACGCCGACGACGCATATACTGAAACCTGCGATCGGGTTGCTGCCCAACGGCATGGATTTGAGGGAGAGCGTTGAGAACGAACATTTCTGCCTGACCTTCCTGGCACAGATCGGCCTTCCGGCCGCTCGTAGCGAAATCGAGACATTCGGCAAGACCCGCGTCCTGGTCGTCGAGCGTTTCGACCGGATCTGGTTCAACGAACGGCTGATACGCCGCCCGCAGGAGGATATGTGCCAGGCGATGGGCGTGCCCTGGGCGCGGAAATACGAGAATGAAGGCGGCCCCGGCATTCATTCGATCCTGACGCTGTTGAACGCGAGCGATAAACCGGACAGCGATCGAAAGTGCCTTCTCACCGCCCAGATACTTTTCTGGCTTCTGGGCGCCACCGACGGTCACGCCAAGAATTTCAGCATCCAGTTGGCGGTGGGTGGCACGTTCGCCCTTGCGCCCTTTTACGACGTTCTGTCGGCACAGCCGAACGTCGACAGGAAGCAAATCCGCTTGAACGGGTTCAAGTTGGCAATGGCGGCAGGCGACAGCAGGCACTACACCGTGAACAGCATCGCCCCCCGCCACTATTACCAAACGGCGGACAAAGCGGGTCTGTCCAAGGTCGATGTCGATACAATCTTCGCCGGCCTGTCCTCCACCATTCCCTCCGCCCTTGAACGCACGATCGGGGCGATGCCGAAAACCTTCCCCTCACGCATCGCCGAATCGATCGCCGGAGGGGTCACCAGGCGTCTCCGCCTGGTGACCTGACTGACGCAACAAGACTGTCGGCCGATCAGCCGTTGGCGATATTGCCGATTACGCCCATGGCAAACGGCGCATAGACCGCCAGCACTTCCTCGGCATAGACGCCGAACTCGTAGGCGCGGGTCTTCAGCGGCCAGTCCATCCGATAATAATCGCGCCGCGTCTTCACCTCGGCGACGTTGGGCACGTTGCTGGACTGGTACTGCGCCGGCAGGTTCTCGGCCCAGCCGACGATGGTGCCCGGCGGCATGAACGGGTGGATCTTGACCGGGATCTTGTAGCCGCCGTCCAGCGCGAACGGGTTGTAGTAATATTCGACCACCCCGTTGGCGACGATGGCGAATGGGTCCTGCCCGTCGGTGGTGTAACGCAGCAGCGGGCTGGACGAACTCGACAGCACTTTGTTGGTGATGGCCCGCTGCTCCTGGCTGTTCACATAGAGGACGGTCGGGCTCACCTGGTATAGGTCCCACATCTTCTCCAGCATCAGGTCGATCTCATTGACCGAGCCGCGGCCCGATGCCGTGAGGCCGGTGCCGGTCCCCGCCGTGCCGGTGCCCAGATAGTTCACATAGGCGCCGGAGCTGGATTTGAGCGCTGAGGTCAGCAGCCCGTCATAGGCCAGGCCCGGATTGGCCGAACTGTCGGTGGTGACCGCAGACGCGACTTGCGTGCCGGTCGACAGTGGCGCCGAGAAGGTGGCGCTGTTGATCGTGGTGATCGCCTGCAGTTTCTCCGAACCGGCGGTGCCGACATACCAGGCATAGGCGATGGCGCCGATGGTCGGCGTCACCGTCGCAGACAGAATCTGGCCTAGCGTCACCGCCTGGGTCGCGTTGGCTGACGGCGCCGAAGAACCGCCGTTCAGCGTAAAGCTGTTGCCGTCCGCCCCGGTGATGCTTTTCGAGGTCGCCACGCCGGCTGAGAGGCTGGAATTGCGATAGCCTTCATAGGTCAGCGCCACCACGATCACCGAATAGGTCGCGGCCGGCAGCGTCGCCCCCGATCCGCCGGCCGACAGCGACGGCGTCGCCGGCGTACCCAGCTGCAAGGTGCCGTTGCCGCCCAGGAAAGCGTTCTCCTCCTTCAGCATCATCTTCTGCAGCAGGCGCATGGTCGCCACCGCCTGCACATCCTCGAAGCCCTGGGCCGCGGAGACGGCTTCGAACGTCACCGAATCCTCTTCGCCGACCGTGGCGTAAGAGGCGGATCGGGTCGAGGTGCTGTAGCTCATCTTCCCCGACCGCTGCCCTTCCGGCACCCAGCCCATCGCATCCCAGCCGGAGCCGATGATGGCGTTGACCTGGCGCCAGTTGGTGGCCGTACCGGTGCCGCCACCGACGCGCGGCAGCACGTTGCGGATCGGCGTTGCCGCCGGATAGAGATTCTTGGCCGAGGCCTGCAGGTCATAGGCAATGAGGCCGGTGCCGGTGGTGATCGTCTTGGCCATCGTATCGATGCCGCCCGCGGCCAGGGCATCCTTGACGAGGGCAAGCGTTTCAGCGGTTGTCGTACCGTTCATGAATTGAGGCTCCATCTAAAAGGGACGGGGCGCCGTCACGACGCTCCCTTCGCCTTGCCCAAGGGCGTGTTGAAATCTCCGGATGGCGGGCTTCACCGGCCGGAATGGTTTGGAACGCATTTAGAGCTGCGATGCCCCGTGGCGGTTGTGCTCAGCGCGGGTCTGCCGTCTATCTCACCGTCGACGGTCATCGAATTTCGCGACGTCTCGTATCATCGTCGCCTATCGCCAAGCGGCGGCGGCATTGTTTAGCGTCCGCCGCTCTCAGTGGGTCTCCCTGGCCAATCACCTTCAGGAAAGTCAGGGTGCAAATCCGGGAAATCCAACACGACTTCTCGCGTAAGCTTATTATATAGGATGAAGATGCATTCGGCGATCGCTCCCCGGACTTTTTTTCTTTCGGCTTCGTCTTCGATGCTCCATGAGATCGAGCCCAGCTCCTCCAGTATTTTGTCTATCCTGTTGGACGCATCGACTATTTGCTCGGCGGTTTCGCGTTTCATGTAGGCAGCCTGTCAGGTGATTTAAAAATTCTCATACCCTCTTTCGCTAAGGCACTCCCTCATGCAGCGGCGATAATTAGTTGGTTGATCAGCTCCACGAATGCCAGGAGAACCGACCAAAGTGCCCTTAACATATCGGTCTAAGCAGACTTGGTGACATGCCATGAGAGCGTCATGAAAGCCATCATCGGTCGAGCTATTCGGCTTTGTAAGTTGCGGTCCAAATAAAAGATCGTCAAACGGTCCCTGCCAGGGGGGCGGGACCGGCGGTATCACCGCGTGGCAGTTTGAGCACACAGCGCCTGACGTGTACTGGAAACCGGAGGGAGGTTTTTGGGAATAGGACGCGCCTTGCCCCCCGCTCACCGTCCGACGTCCCTGCGCATCGCGTGATTGATCTGGTTTAAAACCAGCTTTGATGAGAGCGTCTGCCTCAATAGCGCGGTAAAATGCATTGTCATCCGGTAGGGACGGAAGACCCATAAATTGTGTTAGTAGGATTGCGTAAGCGAGATCACCTTTGCTGAGCGCAGAGACCGGTTAATTTAGAGCGTGAATCCGATGCGAGATACTTATCGGATGCCCAAATGCGCGCCTGAGTAGGAAATCCAATTCCTGCGTTTCACGCGGTTTGAGACCCGCGGGGGTTCGCGTCAGCAACCTCATGGGACCGATACTCGGACCCTCGCTATCGCAACTAACACTGGATCTCTTATCGCTTTGACACGATTCCACTGAATTGGTTGAAGCATCGCTTTGACCACCTGCTGTTGATCACCCATTTGCCAGCTTCTCGATCTGCCCCAGCGTCATCGGCTGGCGCAGCGCGCGTTTGACCAGCTCCACCGGATCGCGACTGACCGGCTCCTCGCGCATGACCCCGCCCAGCCGGTCGGCCGACTTCTCGATCGGCACCGCCTTCAGCGCCGCCTTGCGTTCGGCAGGCGTTCGGGCCAGGGCCTTTTTCAAGGCGTCGCGTTCGGCGAC